AGGAAGAGTACATGCGTCTTGAAATGGAAAAACAATACAAGCTCGATCAACAAAAAGAACAAGAAGAATACGATCGTAAGAAGAGATTAACAAAAGTAAAAGTAGACCTTGAAAAGATGTTAGGAGGTCTGAACATGCAAGCAATGAGTGATGCAGCGTTACTGCAGGAACAAGCTTTGTTTGCAATGAATTATATTCCAGTATCATATACAAGTTCTTTAGAAGGTGGAAGCTATCAAGATGTTCCAATGCTAAAGGATGGATATATACCGAGGAATAAAAAAGCGCAAAGAGTTGGATTAGCTCAGCAGCGTAAGCACGAAGAAATGTTAAATCTTCAATATGATAAATAGTTATCAAAGGGTGCTTCGGCACTATCAGGACTTTTAAATTATGAAAAAACCACTAATCTTATTAACCGCACTACTAGCACTACCCGCTATAGGTGTAACAAGCACTCCGATTACAGGACTAGTAGCATCGAAGTGTGTTATCACAACTGACACAGACGGTGTCTACGGTAACCCAACTGCCACAAAACTAAGTACTCTTGCTACAGATGGTGGTGTACTACCGATTATTCGTTATGACATTATCACAGCAAATGCTTATAAAGCAAAAATTCATACTCCAGTAGCTTTTACTTCTAGCCCTCCTTTAGGGTCCGAGACAGTGAACTGGTCAGGCTCTACTGTAGCGAATCAAATGTCAGATTCAAACATGTCTGCATTCAATACTAATAAAGTAGTTTATAATAATACAAGTGAGTTTGACTTAACTCTTGCAGGAAGTGTGTGGTTTGATGTAACTTCAGCAGCAACTTATGGCTATAACAAAGCCTTCCCTGCTGGAACTTACCAGTCGATAGTAACCGCGGAGTGTGTCGCCCAGTAATGCGATTCTTTATCATATTGATCCTAGTCCTTAGTTGTGGGTACGCAAGTGCCCACCAATGGACACCAACCTATCCAACCCTTAGACTGTCTCACGTTCCGGGAGTATATACTACTAAAATGGAGTTGTTTAATGGAAGAAAGGAAATAAGATATTATTCTGTTGGTGTGTTTGATAAAGAATGGAAAAAAGTAAAATATGTATCTTCGCCTTCTCTTATACGAGTGAGTCACTTAGACAGAAAAGAAGTAGAGATTTATATACACAAAAGAGATAAAAGTAAAGCGTATTATGTCTGTTCAAAATCAAAGATATTAAATACGGTGAAAGACCAATCAATTGTAGCATCGAGGATTTGTTCAAAAATCAAGTGATATTATGAAAAATTTGTTAATAGTAGTACTCGTGTTTGCGAGCTTTGGAGCTTGGGGTCAATCGAGTTCTTTAAATTTGAACTTGCCAAACACTTCGCAAACTTATGCTTCTGATAGGATACGTGCTGGAACTTTTGAATGTCAGAATGCGATTGGAGCAGCTACTAATGTAGAGTTTGGAGTTGTTGGGTTTATTAACAATGATGTTAATATGCCGTACAATAACGTATACAATACAAACCCTACCGACTTTACAATGAATCCTTCAAACCAAGTTTCAGACGTAGGAGTATACGCGAAGATAAATATTCCTATCGGCGGGCCAAAAGAACGTATCAACTGCAACTCGCTGTACCAGTTAGAACTCGAAGTTAAAAGAATGGAAGTAATAAAACTCAAACAAGAGATAAGTAATCTAAGAAATCTAAGATTCGTAGATGAAATTGAGGTAATCGAATAATGGCAGAATTTGAATTTGGAGGCATGACCTTCAAAGGTGGTAAAGCAGCTGTACTGCTTACAGCATTATCTACTCTCGGTGGTGCATCTTGGGCAGCATTCGAGTTTTACAAAGATTACACAGACATGAAAGAAGTCGTGCAGAATATTGATACAGATGCTATTGCGGCACGAAATGTACAAATAGAACAAAAACTTGATGATGCCATCGAGTACACACGAGATATTAAGACTGGACTACGAGATGACATACTTGCCATCGAAAAACAAGCAGACCGCGCAGAAGACAAAGTACGAACTATGGAAAACGAAGTCCGAGAAATGATAGACAAGGCAAGTGAGCGGTTCGAAACAAAGCGTGATCAAATGAGAGAAGACTCGGACCAAGAAATGGAAGATCTAGAAGAGCGACTAGAAAAGAAACTGCAAAGAGCACTTGATAACCCGCTTGCGGACTGACCTGAGAAAAAAATCTCTTGACAACCAACCTCTACTTGAGTATAATTTGAACCATGGCAAAAGAACTAACCACAATTTCTCCTGAAGGACTGGAGATAGCGAATAGTTATCTACAGTACGGCAATATTCGCGGTGTATGTGAGTATCTTCAAGTACCTGAAACACAAGTAGTAGAGGTGTTGAACAAGCGAGAAGTTAAGAAATACATTGATACTGTATATTTAGACATGGGTTACCGAAACAAGAATAACATCGGTTCCTTGTTAGACGAAATGATCGCATCTAAACTCGAAGAAGCCCAGGAATCTGGTGTATACTCTAGTAAAGATCTTGCAGATTTATTACAAATGGCTCATAAAATGCGAATGGATGAAATTAAAGCGCAGGCAGATCTTGCCAAAGCCGAGGGCAGTAACATAAAGAACCAAACAAATGTACAGATTAATGAGTCTGTACCTTTTGGACAAGGTAATTATGGTAAGCTAATGGAAAAACTACTTAATGGAACCGAATAACGTTAATTGGAGTAAAGAAACTACTGAACGCTTTCATGAATCTGCACAGAAAGTAGATACTATGGAGCGAGAGTTTGCTACTCATGAAGTACAATGTGAAGAACGTTGGAAGACTTGTTTTCAGCGTTTAGAAGACGTTGAAAAAGGCCTTATGCGTATAGAATCACGTATGATGGGTATAGGTGGAACAGTAATCTTGTTCCTAGCTGGTGTATTAGTTACTTTAATCACCAAGATGTAGGGGAGAGAGTAAATGGCATTAACAGCAAAACAAAAGAAGCTACCGCCAGCATTGCAAAAAGCTATTCTTGCAAAACAAAAAGGCATGGGTAAGAAAAAGAAGAAAAAAGGTGGAAAGAAGAAAAGAAGCCGAGGATAACACTTGGCTTCAATACTTTGAGAGTATTAAAGATGTTTGTCCTTGGAGTTACGAAAGTTATATTGAAGGAAGGATAAAAATAGTATCTTTTGACCAAAAACTTATGGTTAACTCTGAGGCAAACTGGGCAAAAGAGCCTTGGGATGCAATAGTTTATGTAGTAGAAGGACTAACTCTAGACGAGATGGACGACATTGTGGCAGATCAAAACGACTGTCAAGAAACATGTGAATACTTGTGGTCTTATCCTACATTTACAAAAGGTAGAAATAAACAAGCTCCTTATTCAATTATTATACAACAGGATAGAGCTACGCTTATTAAACTACGAGCAGCATTAAGGAGATAAATAAAATGTTAATTTTTGAAAAAAGAGGACGTTGGTGTCTAAGAACAGATGCCGGTGTTCTTCGCAAATTTAATACTGAAAATGAAGCTAAGGAATTCTTAGGCTTTAAAGACCTTGTAAAGGATTGCATCGATGAGGATTGCGATGGCAACCCTTGCGAGTGCGATACGGAGACAGAAAATGGCAAGAAAGAAGAGAAGAGTGGCAAAGAAAAAGCCAGTCCCAACAAACAAAAGACTGTACTCAGCAGTAAAGGCTCAAGTAAAAAGAAAGTTTAAAGTATATCCTTCAGCCTACGCCAATGCTTTTTTAGTTAAAGAATATAAAAGACGAGGTGGCAAGTACAGAATGGGAGTCAGGAAATGAGTCTGACAAAATGGTTTAAAGAAGAATGGGTAGATATCTCCCGTCCAAAAAAGGGTGGAGGATACTCCAAATGCGGCAGAGGGAAAGCTAAAAGTAGTAAGTATCCTAAGTGTGTGCCAAAAGCAAAAGCAGCCCGCATGACAGCAGCTCAAAAGAAGTCAGCTATAAGTAGAAAAAGAAAAGCTGGCAATCCTGGAGGTAAACCTACTATGGTTAAGACTTTCGTGAAAAAGAAGCGTAAAGCTACTATGAAGCGACGAAGGAGAGGATAAATGGCAAGACGTAAACAACCTGATTATATCGGAATGAGAATGGACCAACTTATCACAGAACGTGATAATCCTAATAACAGTGAATACGACTCACTCTGGTACAATAGAGTAATTCAAGAACTGGATTGGTGTCAACAAGCTTTAGGAAATGGCAGGCAACGTAATTGCTTCATGGAGAAAAGTAATGGCAGTAAATAGGAAAAAACATTCTTCCTTTTTAAGAAACAAACATGTATATAAAACAGCTTCTCCAGCAAGAGCCACAGCAAGAAGACTGGGTTTAAAAGGTATACACTCTCATGGTAGAGGAAAAGCCAAGAGATTCATGCCAGGAAGTTCTCATACAGCATATAAAAATGCTCAAAAAAGGAGAAGATAATGGCAGTAAAGCGTCGTAAGAAAAAAGACTCTCGATTAAAGAGAGCAGGTGTATCAGGCTTTAACAAGCCCAAGCGCACACCAGGACACGCTAAGAAGTCACACATTGTAGTAGCAAAGTCTGGAGGCAAGATTAAAACAATTCGTTTTGGCCAGCAGGGAGCTTCAACGGCAGGGAAGCCGAAGGCCGGTGAATCCGCAGCAATGAAAAGAAAAAGAGCGTCCTTCAAAGCAAGACACGCTAAGAATATAGCCAAAGGCAAAATGTCAGCGGCATATTGGGCGGATAAAGTTAAATGGTAGATGAAAAAACAGGGTTTCACCCCGCAGACACAAACGGTGACGGAGAAGTATCCGACATTGAAACAGAAATGTATCTTGAGTTCAAACGAAAAGAATTAGAGGACCAAGATGCACAGCGTGATGCAATGAGAAAGATGACATGGTTTTCCCTATGGGGAATGTTATTTTATCCTTTCGGCATTTTTTGCACATCATTATTTGGTCTGGATAGCGCCGCAAAAATAATCGGTGATATTGCTCCCACTTACTTTGTAGCTATCGCAGCTTTGGTTTCCGCATTCTTTGGAGCCAATGCATATGCAGGGAAAAAATAATGGAAATGTTACTTGATTTAGCGATGACTTTTTGGCAGTGGACCATACTAGGAGCACTTGTTATAATTGGATTTGTGATAAACAGTTTTGATAAAAAAGAAGAAGTAAGGGTAGAGTTTAAATACCCAATGATGCCAAAGATGTCTCCGGTACCGATTGCAACAAAAGGTAAAGGGTTCTGGAAAGGTATCTTAATGTGGTTAATGACTACTCGACAGTGGATAGTCACAGAAGACTTTCACTACAGCATGAAAGGTGAAGAATATAAAGTACCAGCAGGTTTCCAGTTTGACGGTGCCTCTGTTCCTAAGTTTCTTGCAACTTTCTTGTCCCCAGTAGGCGTACTACTTATGGGCGGGTTAATTCATGACTATGGATATAGACATGGATGTTTACAAAAGAAAGATGGCAGTCACACAGAAAGAATGTCACAAAAAGAGTTAGATGTAGTATTTCGAGATATTTGTATAGAAGTCAATGGCTTCAAGGTTCTTAACTACTTAGCATGGATGGCGTTATTCGCAGTAGGCTTTGTAGCATGGGGCGCAAACAGGAAAGCAATACCATGAAATATTTAAAACTACTCATGAAAGAACGCACGACTTGGGATGGTGCAATGCTAATAGGAATCTGCGGATCAGTAATACTGTTCGGTGGTTTGGCAAAAATGATGGCCTGGGTTGGATTAGGCTATGGAATCTGGACACTACTGAAAAAAGAAGATTAATATGGCAGTTGAAGTAAGTCGGAGAGATATAATCTCTGATCAAATAGTTGAATTAGGGTCTGAGGCAAAGTTCTTAAAACTTCCGATAGGTCCTTATATGGATTTATTGGGGGTCACTCCTCTACCGTCGCAGATAGCAATTATCAATGCGATAAACAATCCAAAATACCGTTTTGTCTCTGCCGCCGTCTCTCGTCGGCAAGGCAAAACGTACATTGCCAACATTATTGGACAGCTCGTGTCCTTAGTGCCTGGTTCTAACATTTTAATTATGTCACCAAACTATTCTTTGTCTCAGATCTCTTTTGATCTACAAAGAAACCTAATTAAACATTTTGATTTAGAAGTTACAAAAGATAACGCAAAAGACAAAGTTATCGAAATATCAAACGGTTCTACAGTAAGAATGGGTTCGGTCAATCAAGTTGATTCTTGTGTTGGCCGATCTTATGATCTTATTATTTTCGACGAAGCAGCACTAGCAGATGGTAAAGACGCATTCAATGTTGCACTTCGTCCCACGCTCGATAAAGAAAACTCAAAAGCAATTTTTATTTCTACACCTCGTGGACGTAATAATTGGTTCTCAGAGTTTTTCTATCGTGGCTTTACTGATGACTTTCCAGAGTGGTGCAGTATAAGAGCAACATACAAAGATAATCCTCGTATGTCAGAAATTGATATAGCAGAAGCACGTAAGTCTATGTCAGAAGCCGAGTTTCGGCAAGAGTATGAAGCTGACTTTAATACTTATGAAGGTCAGATATGGAAGTTTAACTTTGAGACTCAAGTAAAAGACTTGTCTCAGTTAGACACTAGCAATATGGATGTTTTCGCAGGTTTAGATGTGGGTTACAAGGATCCCACCGCATTATGTGTAATAGCCTATGATTGGGATCAAGACAAATACTACTTAGTGGACGAATATTTAAATGCAGAAAGGACGACGGAACAGCATGCTACCGAGATCAAGAGACTCATTGATCGCTGGGATATTGATTTCATTTATATTGATTCAGCTGCTCAACAAACACGGTTCGATTTCGCGCAAAATTACGACATCTCCACCATTAACGCGAAGAAGTCTGTATTGGACGGAATTGGATATGTCTCGGGAATTGTTGACAACGACAAACTATATGTGGATCAAGAATGTAAAGAGGCCCTATCTTGCCTCGACGCGTATCAATGGGACCCTAATCCCAATCTTATGAAGGAAAAACCGAAACACAACATGGCATCTCACATGGCAGATGGTCTTCGATATGGACTATACTCGTTTGAAACTGCACAGATATCCTTCTAGCGATACCTGTTCAAAAATAGTTATTGACAAGTCACCCTAAAGCCGATATAATTCTTTAGATAAAAATTGAGGAACCAATGGAAAATGCCTAAGTTAAAACGTGATGTTGTAAAGTATGTACGAGACAAGGCAAAGTCCAAGTATGAGAAAGGCACCGCTTGTGGGATTTGCGGCGAAACAGAACAGCTTGACTTTCACCATTTTTATAGTTTAACACCGTTACTAAACCAATGGCTGACAAAGAACAAACACGATCCTGAGTATATACAAGCACTTCGGGATGATTTTATAGAAGAGCACCATGCTGAGCTATATGACCACACGGTTACACTATGTCATACTCATCATTTAAAACTTCACTCAATTTATGGTAAAGACCCCGGATTAGGCACAGCAAAAAAGCAAATGCGTTGGGTACAGATTCAAAGAGAAAAACATGGCTTGGTATAACAATATATTTGGAGGCAAACCTGCAGAAGTTGAGGAGAAGTTAAATCCTGCACAATTTCATATGGACAGTGGTGTAGAGTCCTCTCGTGAGCCTAACTTTAGTTACGAGCTTGCATACGAAGATCTAGAAATAGTAAATCGTGGTGTAAATATGATTGTTGATGATGTAGCCGAGATTCCTACTATGGTATCTCGTGACAATGCGTTTAGAGGCGTAATTCCTGGAGTCAAAGCATCAAAAGTTGAGCAGCTACTCAATAAATCACCAAATCCTTATCAGGATATTAGCAGTTTTAAACGCAACTTAATTACAGATTACTTAATCGATGGCAATATTTTTATGTACTTTGATGGAGCACATCTCTATCACTTACCCGCCAGCGATGTACGAATACACTCTAGCAGAGAGACTTACATAGAAAGATTCACAATGCATGATGTTACTTTTAGTCCAGAAG